TGACGAGCATCTAGACCCCAAGAGCATCCCTCAGGCGGTTGTGATTATAGGCGAATACCAATACAAGACCGCCTTTGTAGCCGACCAAGAGATCAATCTGTGTGCGTTTATGGTGGAGCTAATGATGAATTGTGAGTTCAAGCAATGAATCCATTTGACTTTTTAAATTCTATAAATCAGACAAAAATTCCACTTATGGACGAAGATCCGGGGTGTGAACGGGAGTACAATCCATTTTTAGCTAACCGTGGTCTTTCGTATTTTTCTGATACCATTTTTCTGGCAAACGAAATGAATCGCCTACCAGGGTTGGGTAAAAAGCTCCAGTACGACTTTCTTCGGGTTTCCGCACGAGCCCGGAAACGATTCAGCAAGTGGATCAAAGATGAGTCTAATGAACGTATAGAAGCTTTAAAGACCTTATACGGGTATTCTCATACCAAAGCTAAACAAGCAGCAGATCTTATCTCTGAGAGAGACTGGAAAGTTATCTTTGCTCGTGTAGATCAGGGTGGTACAAATACCCAAATTCCTAAATAATTCCGTGTTACTGAAATTTTAATGAAAGCGGATTATTATGGAACCCGAAGATATTTTTGATGGCCTTGGAGTAGAAGTCAAACTAAAAACAAAAGACGACTTCTTAAAGGTCAAAGAAACACTTACCCGTATGGGCGTGTCGTCTAAGAAAGAAAAAAAGCTGTATCAGAGCTGCCATATCCTCCATAAACGTGGTCGATACGCAATTATGCATTTTAAAGAGATGTTAGATCTTGACGGATTAGAAACAGATATAGACGATACCGACCTTGGCCGACGCAATATGATTGTAAAGCTGCTAGTAGAATGGGGGCTAGTAGAAGCAGTCGATCCAGAAGAATATAAAGAACCAATTATTTCTCTGGCTCAATTAAAAATTATTCCCCATAAAGAAAAGAAAGAATGGCAACTGGTGCCTAAATATCATATAGGAAACTCTTAATCATGAAAACTGAAGTGATTTCTTTTTATAGTGACATAGACGGTAAAACATATTACAGCGATCATGCAAAACGATTACACGAACAGTTAGCTCGTTTAAATATACCACATGATATCAGGCAAAAAGATTCTTTAGGTTCGTATCAAAAGAACTGTCTGAGTAAACCACAGTTCATATATCAAATGTTGGTTCAAAAACAAAAACCACTTGTTTGGTTGGATATTGATTCAGACGTTCGTAAAGACCTTAATGTGTTTGATCAATTTGTAGGAAATACAGATCTAGCCGTTGCGTGTTCTCACCCAAAATTACATGCAGCAAAAGCATCTCCAATTTATTTTGCTTTTAATTCTAAAGCACTTGAGTTTTTACAACACTGGTCTTTTATGGCAAAACAAATGACAAAAAATGGACAATGGTTTGACCATGAGGCATTAATAGGAATTTTACATTCTTTTTATCAAAAAGAAGGATTTCAAATGAAATTTGTGGGCCCCGAATATTGCGTTTGGCCTGGTCATGAAAACGAAAACAGTGTTATTGTTATGGGTTTAGCAGATGTAGAGTCAAAAAAACAAGCATTAAAAAGCTTGGGCATGAGTGAGGATTTAATAGAATGGCAGAGTCCAGGTACAAAATAAAAGGAATAGGTCTACCGTTTGATTTTAAATATTCGTCTTGTTCAAACATAAAACCAACATCGTTTGAATGGTGTTTAACTGACGGTGAATGGGATGTCCACGTTGATCGTGGTTTGTTATTGAGACCAGATTTAAATAAACCAAAAAATAAAAAATTTGGATGGGTATGTGAATCTAAGTTTATTATACCTGACGTGTATTCTTTTTTGATACACAATCATAAATTATTATTTAATAATTTTTATAATAAAATTTTTACATGCGATAAAGAATTATTAGAATTAAATGAGAATTTTTTGTACTGTTCAAATGGCAGTAATTATCCGTGGATAAACAAACAAGACTGGAAGATTTATGATAAAACTAAAATATGTTCTATGTTTTGTTCACCTAAAAAGATGACAGAAGGACATGTGTATCGTCACCAATTAGCACGAATGGCATTAGATTGTGGTTTTGATGTATTTGGTGGTGCTCACGGAACAGAAAGAACAGTAGAAGATCCTAAAAATCCATGGAACACTAAAATCAACGGAGTAAGAGACTACAAATTTAGTGTGGTTATTGAAAATGGATTTTATGATTCGTATTACACAGAAAAATTAACAGACTGTTTTTCTGTTGGTACTATTCCTGTTTATTGGGGCACAAAAAACATACCAGATATTTTTGATCCAGAAGGAATAATTTGGTTAGAAGTTGGCAAAGAAAAAGAAATATTTGATTCTTTAAACGAAGATCTTTACAGCAGTAAAAAAAACGCAATCGAACACAATTACAATGCATTACAAAAGCTAAAAATAGCCGATGATGAACTTTTTGATATAATAAAAAAATGAAACCATTAGTACTAAATGCTGATTATTTAATACCACAGAGTTCTTTACCAGATCTACCAGAGTCATATGAAATTCATTTTACAAGATTTGGTAAAAATTCTAGACCGGGTGGACCCGTTCACTTTTATTCAGACGCAAAAAATAAAATATTTGTAAACATAAATGAACCAACAACATCTGCTTGGGTAGAACAATCAGATCATGTTATTGCAAATCAACAGCATTACACTAAAATTGTAACATCAAATCCTAAAATTTTAGAACAGTGTCCACATGCCGTAAAACAACCATACGGCACAACTTGGTTAAACAAATCACCACATCATCCGGATTCAATTGGTGTATTTACGGACAATCTTGGAACATTAACAAAAGAAAATAGTGTTAGTATGGTTTGTGGTGCATTGACCGGTAAACCCGGTTACAATATTCGTCATATTATTTGGAACAATAAAGAAAAAATTAAAACAAAATTAAATTTTTATTCTTCAACACGATCTCCTATACCAAACGTTTCAACATTACCAAATGACGATAAAATACATCTTTTTAATTCCATGTATTCTGTAGTCATAGAAAGTTCAAGTGAACCTAATTATTTCACAGAAAAATTAATTGATTGTTTAATCACAAAAACTATTCCTGTTTATTGGGGATGTCCTAACGTATCAGAATATTTTGATACTAGTTATTGGATCAATCCTCAAAACGTTTTAGCTTTTAATTACACTGAACAATATTATTATGAAAATTTAAGTAAAATTAATAATAATTTTGAAAAAGCAAAAAAATATTGTGAATCACTCATACATAGAATACTGAGCTGTTAATATTATGATTATCCAAATAACAAGAACTAGAAATGAGCTATTCTTATTAAAAGAAATGCTACCAATTTGGCAAAAATATGCCGATGGTTTTGTATTTTTAGATGACCGTTCTACAGATGGAACCGGAGAATATTTAGCAGCAAATAAAGATAAATTTAATATTTTAAGTGTGTTGCAAAATAATCTAAAAGATAGTGAGTTATCCATAGAATCTAATGAACGTCAAATGTTGTTTGATGAAGCATTTAAATATTCAGGAAATATTATTTGCTTAGACACAGACGAATATTTAGATGGAACAATGTCCAAACAAGAATTAGAAACGGTATTAAATAGTAATAAAGATACTTTGTTTCATGCTCAATGGATTCAATATACAGACAAAAATCAAATACGAGTAGACGGGCCATGGGGATATAATTTAAAAGATCGAATAGGGTCTTATGAAGCTAAAGCATCATTTAAACCTGCACAAATGCATTCCGAACATTTACCAGTTCCAGCAAAACAAGGAGTTATACCGGCACCTTCAATTTTTATTGCGCATCTTCAGTGGTTAGATAAAAAAGCAGTGGCAATAAAACAATATTTTTGGAAAATTACAGATTATGTAAATAGAGTAAAGTTTAATGCTAGTACCATTCCAGCATCGGCTTATGATGCGTCTGTAAATAATTTTAATTGGCAATACGCAAATATTACTTTTCCTTTACAGATAGATCCACAGATTTACAACAAACAAGACGTTAACAATAATTACAAATATCAATTTATCAAAAAAATGGTGAAAGAATACAATATTCCTAATCTAAACGATTGGGGAATGGGAATACATTCATGAAGAAAGAATTAAAATGAACATTAAAAATTTTAATAAAGAATATTTAAAATATTTGTTTCCACAAAGAACTAGATTAACCACAGAATATAGTTTAAATTTTGATTCAGAACAATCAAAAATAGACGAAGCTATAACTACAATGGTTAAAAAAGATTTTGATATGATTAAAGAATATTTACCACAAAGTTGCGATAAACTTTTAGATATCGGTTGTGGTTTGGCCCTAATAGATATTTTTTTATATAAGCATTACAATTCTACAGAAATAAATCTTTTAGACAAAACAGAATTAAATACAGAAAAAATATCTGGGTTTAATAAAGAATATAAATGTTATAATAGCATGAAAGCTGCTAATGATATTTTAACTAGTAATGGAGTAAATTTAGATAAAATAAATTTATACGAAACAACAAATTACGACAATCTTTTTACAAAAAAATTTGATATTATTTCTTCATTTTTGTCTTGCGGTTGGCATTTTCATGTCAACACATACATTGATCTTATGGAAAAAACACTTTCACCAAATGGTATTATAATTTTAGATATTAGGCATAATACAGATCAATTAGAAACATTACTTTCTCGTTTTGTTTTAGAAAAACAAATATACAATTATGCTGAATCCAAACACACCGGTGGAAACATAGGCGACAGATATATTTTTAGGAAAAAATAATGTATTATAATAAATTTAAATATGATAAGTATAGCCAAAATGGTGAAGATGGAATTATAGAAAAAATATTTAAAGAATTAAATTTTGTAATTGATGAATTAACATTGGTTGATGTTGGTGCATACGACGGAACAAGTTACAGTAATTTTAAAAATTTAATAGACCAAGGAGCAAGCGCAATTTTAATTGAACCGTGCCTTGTTGACGAAAATTGTAAATTAAAATATCCAAAATTAAAACAAATAGAAGAAACAAATAAAAAGATAAAAACTTTTAACTATTTTATAAAAACTAAAAACGAAATTTTAAATAAACAAGCATTTGATTATTGTAATACGTTTCATGTTAAATGCGGTATTTTAGATTGGAATCCAGAACAAAAAAATTTAAATGAAGTTTTGGATATAGCCAATGTAAAAGACTATGATGTATTAAATATAGATATTGATTCTTATGATCATATAGTTTGGGAAGAACATAATTTATCACCCAAAGTAGTTATTATAGAAATAAATAGCAGCATTCTTCCAGAAAAAACAGGTAATCCAAAATATTATTCGTTTTTTGATTCTTTAAAATTAGGTATTAAAAAAGGATATAGCTGTGTATGTCATTGTGGTAATATGATATATGTTAGAAATGATCTATTAAATAATCTTTCAATACCAAACAATTTAGTAAATAGCATTAATTTATTTGATAAATCTTGGTTATGATGTATAATGTTAAAAATGCAGCACATATTAGATTCAATACAAGATTTTATAAAGAATAAAAATAACAATAAAAGCTGGATTCCTGGTAAAGATTGGGTCCAATATGCTGGACCTTATTTTGACGATGAAGAATTCACAGAAGCAGCTAAATCGTTATTAAATGGCTGGTTAGTGTTAGGTGAGAATGGTATTCGTTTTGAGCAGCAATTTCCCAAATTACTAGATAAACAATTTGGCATATTGACAAATAGTGGCAGCAGCTCTAATTTAATAATGATGTCTGCTTTATGTTCAAAAAGATTAACTGGATTTCCAAAAGGAACAAAAGTAATAACTCCAATTGCTGGATTTCCAACAACAATTAATCCTATATTTCAAGTTGGTTTTGAGCCCGTATTTGTTGATATCGATCTAGATACACTAAATTTAAATTTAGATCAAGTTGAAGAAAAAGCAAAGAAAGGCTGCAAAATTATAACCTTTGCTCATGTATTAGGCAACCCTCCAAACATGAATAGACTTATGTCTATTATAAATCAGTACGGTCTTATCTTACTAGAAGATTGCTGTGATGCTTTGGGATCTACTTATAAAAATAAACCACTTGGCAGTTTTGGTGATTTTGCAAGTTGTTCTTTTTATCCTGCCCATCATATAACCATGGGAGAAGGAGGATTTGTTGCTTGTAATACCCATAAACAAGAAATAGTTGTAAGAAGTTTTCGTGAATGGGGAAGAGGTTGTTATTGCGTTGGGCAAAAAGCAAATCTTTTAAAAAATGGCTCTTGTAAAACCCGTTTTTCAAATTGGCTTCCTGCATTACCGGATGAAATTTTTGATCACAAATATGTTTATGATGAAATTGGTTATAATTTAAAACCAACAGATATTCAGGCCGCTATGGGCCTTGTGCAGCTTAAAAAATTACCAAAAATTATTGAATTAAGAAAACGCAACCACAAGAGACTTTGTGATATTTTTTCCAAATACGAAGAATATTTTATCATACCAAAAGCAACTAATGATTCAGATCCTGCCTGGTTTGCTTTTGCTCTAACAATAAAAAACAACAGTCCATTTAAAAGAATAGATATTGTTGATTATTTTGAATCGCGTAAAATCCAAACCAGACCATATTTTGCCGGGAATATTATGCTGCAACCAGCATATTCAGGAATGATGAATCAAGATGAAGTAATCAATAACTATCCAAATGCAAGAAAAGTAACTACTGATACTTTTTTTCTTGGAACTAGTCCAGTTATTACAGAAGAACAATTAAATTATATTGAAGAAGTCACAAAAGATTTTTTTAAAAAATATGAAAACAATTAATTGCCACAATACTGCTCACTTGGGTGATTGTATTCAAACTATGCATTTTTTAACAAATGCTGTAAAAAAGAATAACAATATTAATTTTAATTTTGCTTGTAATCCCATTTATCATAATCAATTAAATGAATTAATAGAAGATAAAAATTTATTAAAATTAGACGATAAAATATATTCTAACTCTGTAGACACGTGGATATCAAAGCACAATTATCAAAAAATATCTGACGAATCGGATATAATTTTTAAAGAAGAATCAGATCAAGCTACATTTTTTTTACTATTGTGGAAAAAAGTGTCCGCTATTATGGGCATAGAATGTCCATTTAATAATAAATCTGACATGATTTATAATCAAGCAATTTTAAAAGAAGAATCTCCTCATAAAAATTTTGATTTGTTGTTTATTAATAGTGTTAATATGAGTATACCGTTTCCAAATTTTGATGAAGATTGTAATTGGTTAATAGAAAAAACTAAGAATAAAAAAGTAATAACTACAAGAAAAGTAAACAACTTACCATGCACATTAGATTATAATCTTTCTGTAGTTGATATAGCAAAGTTGTCCAAAAATGTAAAAAATATAGTTGCAGTCAATACAGGACCTCTTCATTTGTGTATGAATAAATGGACAATAAATAACATTGACAAATTTTATATTTGGTGTCCTTCTTTACCAGAGACATTTAAATACTGTGAAAAATTTATACGTGTAAAATCATTAAAAGAAATAAATGAAAATAATATCATATAGTCTTTGGGCAAATAATCCTATTTATTGCACAGGCGCAATAAAAAATGTAGAACTAGCATATAAAATATATCCAGATTGGATTTCTAGATTTTATTGTGGAGAAGACGCGGATAAAAAGTGTGTAAATGATCTTATACAGATGCCTAATGTTGAAGTTTTTTTAATGAATCAACAGGGTAAATGGTCTAATATGTTTTGGAGATTTTTTGCTGCAGACAGTGACAATATTGTTATATCTAGAGATACAGATTCTAGATTAAACGAAAGAGAAAAAAATGCAGTAGATGTGTGGTTAAATAGTGAACACAATTTTCATATAATGAGAGATCACCAATGGCACAATTATAAAATTTTAGGTGGAATGTGGGGGGCAAGAAATGGTATTTTAAAAGGAATTACAAATAAAATTTTAAAATATAGTAAAACTAGTGAGTTTATAGATGATTATAATATAGATCAAAAATTTTTAGCAGAACACATATATCCTTTAGTAAAAAATAATTCAGTAGTTCATGATCCTTTTTTTGAAAATAAGCCCTTTCCAACAAAAAGAGATGGAAGACAATTTGTGGGTCAACCATTTAATGCCGATGATACAGAACGAGACACGACACACGGTGATATGATTATTGAATCTAAAATTTTATAAGGAGATCATTTTATTATGTATTTTTGCACAGCAGCAGATAGTGAACATTATTACGTATTATTAAATTTTATAGGTTCTATTTTTAGATATAATGAAAAAGAACTTAAAAAAATTGCTGTTTATAACTTAGGAATGCAACCACACCAAATACAACAATTACAAACAATAGACAGAGTTGAAGTTTTTGATGTTAAAAAAATAAATCCATTAATAACAACACCATTATTTTCTGCAAAACATGGAAATTATGACAGATGGGTGAAAGGTCTTTTTTCTTGGAAGCCTGTTATTATTAATCAGGCTTTAGAAATGTTTCCATATGTTCTTTATGCGGATTCTGGAACTACAGTATTACGACCACTAAACGGTCTGTTCGAACACATAAAACAAAATGGATATTTTTTAACCGATTGTGGTCATTCAATAAAATGGATGACTCCAAGACATATAATTAAAAAAATGAATTTAAACTCAGATCAAAATAAATGGCTACTTAATGATGATTTATACGGTATTGATGCGGGATTTCAAGGAGTATCTACAGCACTAAAAGAAAAATATATCAATCCCATGTGCGAATTAGCAGAAGAAATAATAAATTTTGTGGACGATGGAACGTGCCCAGATGGATGGGGAACTGGCAGACATGATCAAACACTATTCAGCATTATTGCAAGAAAATTAAATTTAACAATTTTAAATCACGATAGAGAAATAGAAGAATGTTTTTTAGTCTATGACAATAAAACAGAACCGTTTCATATAACACACACAGGAAATAAAGTAAAATCAGATACTGCGATTTATAGATCTAGAAGATCTATAAATCAAGAAACATTTAATGATAATGTAAAATATATAAAAATTAAAGCATAATATGATAGAAGAATTAGAAGAACAATTAAAACATAAAAATTATTATGATAATAAATTTTACGGAGATCCTGCTCCTTTACCAAATCAAGCAGAACCAAAAATAATATTATATAAAGAATTTAGTTCTAATAAACCAGAATATAGTGTTGTTGTTCCGGTTTTTAACCAAGAGGCTATTATACAAAAAAATATTATTAGCATTATCCGTAATATGGATTCGGATTTTGAAATGATAATTATATTAGATTTTTGTGTAGATAATACGGAAGCAATATTATTAAATTTATTTAATAATATATCAGTTATAAATTTAACAAAAATAATAATTATAAAACAAGAAACTCCTGTTTTTGAGACTACTTGTGATAACATGGGATTTTTATTATCATCAGGAAAATATATTTTAGAAATACAAGCCGATATGGAAATGATAGAATTTGGTTTTAATTCTACTTTAGCCAAAGGATTTAGATATCAAGATATTATAGGAATTTCTGGTAGATGTACTCATGAATTGGGTGGTGGTGCTGGTATTGGAAAACTTGGAAATTTATTAGAACAACCATTACCCCCCAATCTAAATAAAAATTACTTATACATGTATGGAACTTGTAATAGAGGACCATTATTGTTGGATTCGAGTAAATTAAAGGCAATGAAATATATGGACGAACAACATTTTTTTTTACACGATTCTGATCACGATTTATTTGCTAGAGCGTATTATTTAAACGGCTGGAGAACTGGCTACATTCCTATAGAGTTTAAATGCCCACTAAAAGATGGTAGTACCAGAAAAACATTAAATAAAGATGTAAAAAAAATAAACGATGAAGCGTACCGTATAAAGTATGAAAGATGTGTTGGTGGTTTTTTGAGAACTTTTCCGTATAATCAAAATAAAATACCAATAGAAATTAGAGAATTATGAAAATAGTATATATAACAGGATGTTTGGGATTCATAGGATCTTATGTTACGAGATTGTGTCTTAAAAAAGGCTGGTTCGTAAAAGGTGTAGATAAAATTACATATGCTGCTAATAAAGAACTTTTAAAAGAATTTGAACAATACGATAATTTTTCTTTTGTTCGTTGTGATATCAATGATTTAAAATTCCTATACGATTGTGATTACATTATTAATACTGCGGCAGAAACTCATGTAGGAAATTCTATCACTAATAGTGATGATTTTATTCGTTCAAATATAAACGGTGTTCATAATATTTTAGGTTTGATTAAAAATTATCGTCAAGAAAATAAAAAAATTCCTACACTTTTACACTTCAGCACGGACGAAGTATATGGAGATATTATAGAAGATGCCCACAAAGAAACCGATCTTCTAAAGCCATCAAATCCATATTCTGCCACCAAAGCTGCGGCAGATATGTTAATTTTGGCATGGAATCGCACATACAACATTCCATACGTAATTGTACGACCAACTAATAATTACGGAATTGGCCAATATGTAGAAAAATTAATACCAAAAGTTTGTAAGTACCTAACATTAAACCGTAAAATACCACTCCATAATAATGGAACTCCTATTAGAAACTGGCTGCACGCAGAAGATACTGCTGGTGCAATAATAAAAATTATTGAATCCGGAGTAACTAATGAGATTTATAATATAGCTGGTGGTTTTGAACAGTCTAATCTAGACACCGTAAATAAAATATTGTCTACAATATTAAAGACAGACAATTATAATATTAATGATTACGTTGATATGTCATATTCTAGAGCAGGCCAAGATGTTCGTTATGCACTGGACGACTCTAAACTAAGATCGTTAGGTTGGTGTCCTCAGAAAAAATTTGATAATGAAATATCACAAATTATTGAGTATTACAAAAATAAGTTTATATGGTAAATGTTAAGTTAAAAAAACGAATATTAGATATAGCGTACGCTAATAAACTCAGCCATCTTGGTAGTTATTTTTCAAGTATAGATATAATTGACAGTATTTATGCTAGCATGAAGTCTGATGATATTTTTATATTATCTTCGGGCCATGCAGCATTGGCTCTTTACTGCTGTCTTGAAAAATATCATGGCAAAGATGCAGAATATTTGTTTAAAAAGCACGGTGGTCATCCACACCGAGATGAAGAAGATAAGATATATTGTTCTACTGGCAGTTTAGGACTAGGAATAACCATTGCATTGGGTCGAGCAGTAGCTAATCCAAATCGTACCGTCCACGTATTAATAAGTGACGGAGAATGTGCAGAAGGCAGTGTTTGGGAATCACTAAAAACTATACACGAGCAACAGATAAACAATTTAGTGGTTCACGTTAATATAAATGGATACGCTGCATATATGAAGATAGATACAGAATATCTAGTAGCTCGTCTTCGCGCTTTTTTACCAGACATAAAAATACACCACACTACGGTAGAACAATTTTCATTTTTACGTGGATTAAATGCTCACTATCATGTGATGAAAGAAGAAGACTATAAAACCGCATTAAAGGAATTAGATGAGAAAACAATTTGCACAATTATTACTGGATGAAATGCGAGTTAATCCAGATATTTATCTGATAACAGGCGATCTGGGTTACGGTCTTTGGGATAAAATACGAGATGAATTCTCTGACAGATTCTACAACGTAGGATCTTCTGAAATGGTAATGATGGGAATGGCTATAGGATTAGCTATGGAAGGTAAAGTTCCTTTTATTTATTCTATAACTCCATTTACTATTTACAGGCCGTTTGAAATGATAAGAAATTATCTAAACCACGAAAATATTCCTGTAAACATAATCGGTGGAGGTCGAGATAAAGATTATGGTTATCTTGGTTTTTCCCATTGGGCAGAAGACGATAAAGAAATAATGAATTGTTTTAAAAATGTAAAATCACATCACCCAACATCAGAAGAAGAATTAAATAATATTTTTAAAACATTAATTAAAAATAAGTCTCCTAATTATTTAAATTTAAAAAAATGAATATTCTTATTACTGGTGGAAATGGTTATATAGCAAAAAGTCTTTACAGTGGATTAAAAGACAAATATAAAATTACGGTTATAGCCAGACAGGATTTTGATCTTACAGACCACAATAAAACACGAGATTGGTTTGAAAAAAAGTATGATACAGTAATTCATACTGCTGCAATTGGTGGAACTAGATTACAACCAGACACAGAAAAGGTATTAACAGATAATTTAACGATGTACAGCAATCTGTACGCAAACCGACACAGATTTAAAAAATTAATTTCATTTGGCTCTGGTGCAGAAATTTTTAACCTCAAAAGCTATTATGGTATGAGCAAAAGATCAATTGCTACTTCCATAAAACAAACTCCAAATTTTTATAATTTACGAATTTTTGCTACTTTTGATGAAAATGAACTAGACACACGATTTATAAAAGCAAATATTATACGGTATTTAAAAAAAGAACCTATGATAATCCATACAGATAAAATTATGGATTTCTTTTACATGAAAGATTTAATAAATTTGGTAGATTATTATATCCAAAATGATACACCTAATAAAGAAGTAAATTGTTGTTACAGCGATAAATATACCTTGTCTAATATTGCAAGTATAATTAATGAATTAGATTTACATAAAGTACCAATAAACATAGAAAACAAAAATACACTTCAATTTTATTGTGGTGTTTACAATGAGCTTCCTATAAAAACTATAGGATTGGTTAAAGGCATAAAACAAACATACAAAACATTATATGAAAACAGCATTAATAATCGGAGCTAACGGTCAAGACGCCTCTTATTTGGCGGAATTTTTACTTGAAAAGGATTATAAAGTTCACGGAACTATCCGTAGAAATTCTGTTCCAGAATCTCAAACAACCCGTATAGAACATCTTCACGCCAAAAATGAAGTAACCCTGCACTACATGGATCTAATAGATCCTATCAGTGTTGATTCTGTGGTTAACAAGACTCAACCAGACGAAATATACCATTTAGGCGCACAATCACACGTTCAAGTTTCTTTTGATCTACCAAAATATACTTTAGACGTAAATGGTGGAGGCACACTAGCAGTTTTAGAAGCTGTTAGACGATTCTCGCCTCATTCAAAGGTATATCATGCCGGTACTTCTGAGATGTTTGGTAATTCATGCGATCCAGACGGGTTCCAAAGAGAAACGACACCAATGGTTCCTGTGAGCCCATACGGCTGTGCAAAACTGTACGCACATACGCTTTGCAGGAACTATAGACAGGCGTATAATATGTTTGTGTGCTCTGGAATTTTGTTTAATCACGAATCACCCAGACGAGGAATCAACTTTGTGACCAATAAAACGGCATTAGAAGCAGTTAAAATTAAATTAGGACTGTCTAAAGAATTGGTTTTGGGCAACCTGTATTCCAAGCGAGATTGGGGTCACGCAAAAGATTATATCGAAGGAATGTGGTTGATGCTTCAACAAGATACTCCTAAAGATTTTGTTTTGGCTACGGGGGAAACCAGAACCGTAGAAGAAATGGTAAAATATGTGTTTGATCAACTAGGTTTAGACTGGAAACACCACGTAAAAACAGATAAAAAATACGAAAGGCCAGAAGAACTTAACTATTTAAGAGGAGACGCAACACTGGCAAGAACGGTGCTTGGATGGTCCCCAAAATACACATTTGAATTAATGATGCAAGAAATGACGCAACATTGGTTACAAGAGTTACATAAATAAGAGTGGAGATTTATACTATGCCTAAATTATGCTTATCGATGATTGTAAAGAATGAGACTCATATTATTAAAGAGTGCTTTGATTCTATTCACAAATATATTGATTATTGGGTTATCGTAGACACCGGCTCTACAGACGGCACTCAAGACCTAATTCGTAATTATTTTGCAGAAAAAGGAATCCCCGGAGAGCTCCACGAACGTCCATGGGTAGGTTTCGGGCATAACAGATCAGAAGCTCTGGCTCTTTGTGATGGAAAGGCTGATTGGGCTTGGATGATTGATGCTGACGATTATATTGAAGGTAAATTTGAATTTCCTATAAACATTCCTCAAGAAATTGATGCGTTTGCGTTAAAATTTAAACGTCAAGAATTTGTGTGGTGGCGTACTCAAATATTTAAAACCGGTTGTGGTTGGAAATACGTAGGCGTTCTTCACGAATACCCAACAATAGAAAATAAACAACCAAATATCAGTAAAATTGATGGAAGTTATGCAATCGTTGCTCGTACTATGGGAGCACGTAATCTCAATATTACGCCTGTAGAAAAGTATAAAAAAGATGCAGAGCTTCTAGAAAAGGCACTTCAAGAAGAACCTAACAATATACGATACCAGTTCTATCTGGCTCAGAGCTATTTTGATTCGCAGCAATGGGAAAAAGCAGAAGAAGCGTACATAAAACGTGTACATATGGGTGGTTGGGAAGAAGAACAATTCTACGCTGCGTATCGTATAGGCATGTGCCGGGGGCTCCAAAACAAACCGTGGATTGAAATCCAACAAGCATTCTTGGAAGCATGGGAACTACGTCCTACCCGGGCAGAACCCTTACATCAAATTGCAAGAATTTACCGTTTAATGGGGCATCCTCGTTTGGGGTTCTTGTACGCCAAAATGGCTGCAGAAATTCCTTATCCTTCAGACGATATTTTATTCGTATCAGAAGATGTTTACAAATACGGAATTTTAGATGAGCTTGGATCCACTGCATTCTATGCGGGCAAGCCCCATATGGGCTATGCTGCATGCAAGAAACTACTCACTGAAACCCGTTTACCAGAGGACCAAATTCCTCGGGTACAAAACAATCTAAACGAATATCTGAAGTTTTTTGAACAAACTAATCAGACGCATCTTATCCAACAAATAGATGAGCAGGCCAAAAAACAGAGCGAAAAAAAGGACCATAAACCCGCAATTTTCCCTGCTCATTTACCCAAAAAGAAGTTTAAGGACCGAAAAGCTGTCAGTCGATAAACGATAAATACTAGTATGACAGCAAAATACGACTTATCAATCAATCAGGGTTCTAATTTTGATCTTTGGGTACAGTACTTAACAGACGGAAATACCGCTGTTAATTTGTCTCCGTACCGAGCAGAAATGCAAATAAAACGGTACAGAGGAGCAGACTATCCTTTAGTGTTTGCTACCAATAACGGAATAACCTACGGATACACCGGTGGCTATACCGGTGGAATAGGTGGCGTAGGAGGTATCACCCTTAATAGAAACTATGATGGATCCGGTTTGACAGGGGGTATCTACATCACTATGGACGCAAACACAACCGATTCTATGCCATACGGTAAATACTTCTACGATATTAAATTATTAATAGGAACCACGTATTCACAAAGACTTTTAGAAGGTAGAGTTTCTGTTGAAGGGAAAGTCGATTGAAAATTAAAATTCGCCAAACTTCTGAAACTGTATCGTTTTTTGAACCTGATGATTATTACGGTATCGTAAAATTAAAAATAAAACAAGTTATAAAATATATCGTATTGTATGGTTCGTATGACGGAATATACTGACGTGCAAACAGCAAGACACTACAAGATTTTAATGTTTTAACAGACAATATGAAATTAAAAATACGAAACATTTTAAATCAGATAACTCCAAAAATAATTCAAGGAGTCCGCCGTAGTGTATTTTCGCTCTCTATAAAAGATAAAATACAATATCAAATTATACCGTTACAAATACCGTATCCAAATATAATAGGAGAATCAGAATCATACAATATTATTCTGGGTTCTTGGTTTGAAATACCTAATAGCTCCAGTTTAACTTCTATTGTTCCGTTTGTCTGGGTTAGCTATAATGATATTTTTAATATTAATAATTCCAATACACCTATTGAATCCGCATCTGCCGTAAGAAGCCGATTGGATGGAATTTCGGCTGGTAAACGGTTCCTTGCTCCTATACGATATTGGGGACCCAGATCAATTTGGGGGGCAACAACCGACAATATACCGTCCGGATCTGTTCCCGGAGTGACAAACGTAACTCCATGGGCAGATACTGGAATAAAAGGAGTAACTACCGAATGGAATTCTTGGTTAGATTCTCTGGGAACTACTTTTGATTTTCTTATTATTGATCAAGAAAACCAATACATGATAAGTTCCTTTGATGGAATTACTTTTGAAAAAAAATTAAAAGGACTAACCGGAGACTCCAGATATACGCAAGCAAAATACGGCCTTTCTTCTTTGTCTGATTTGTTATCAGGAATTACATTAACTAACGTTACTTTAGGAGCATATTCTTCAGGAGCAGAATATATCACATTCAATAAAGTTATTGGGCAATACGGTGCAGCAGTACTGAATCGTGCATTGTGGGATTATTCAAAACAAAAATTACCAGATTTAAGAGGAAGCAATTACGACGGATTTATTGCTACAATAAACCCCGGACCGGATTCTAATGGTCACCCACAAAGCCACGACGATATCTTTGGTACTGCTTCTGCACCACATTTCTACGGAATATTAGAAGGAATAAAGACCGCATGGTATGTGAACAAATCCAACCCAACTCAATTAATTTTTAGATACACTGCACCTGCTGGATACACTTTTTCGGATCTGGTGCCACAAACCGTTTGGTCTGGATTTATTCAAAGCCAACAGCTAGCACGGTCTGTTCGTCGTTCTGATGCTACTAAAGGATTTCATCCGTGGATCGCCAGTCCAGGATACACCGGAATTTCGGTTGATGCTCCTGTATTATTTTCTACAGACGATAGGTATTATTACGAAAATATAATACATCTTGGACTATTGGGAGCAGAAGCGTATTTGTATTGGAATCCATCACAATTTAATGGATTAAGTTTAACGTATGCAACTAAAATAGATTCCACAATAAACGAATTAAACACGCGATTTGGTAATAAAAGAATAAAAGAAACAGCCCCATCAGGACTTACTTCCATTTCTTGGAACACAAATTATATAACAACAGGGGCTAAACTAGCAAACAATACGTATTTGTGGCGAACAACATTTAAACCAGAAATTTCAATAGCTGTTGATACAAGCACAAATGTACAATATATTTTGGGTTCTGATGTTGGTGTCTGGAAAACAACCACAAACTCTACCCCACCAGAATATTCATATATTGACAGTTTAATATTTTATGACGGTAGTACAGGCGGAATAACTCAAATTTACGATATTAGACAAATGAGTGGTGGTGGTAGAGCTCCTGTTGCTGCTTACGAAGCAATGGGAGCCAAATATATGCCGTATGTGCAAAATATAGATCCGTATTATTTGTGGTATTACGACAAAATTGATGGCATTCCTGGTCTAACTACTGGTTGGAAAGGCGGCTTGACTGCTAATGGCTCTTTACGATTTGGTGAAGGATATAATACTAATGCTTTCAATTACGTGACATCACGAGAAATCGACAACATAGTTCGTCTTCTGGTGTTACAAGGGGTAACTGCAAGTAAAACCGAATATATTTACATAAATTGGTTTGAAGATCATAGAGATGTTGGTCATTTTGGGTTTGGAGTAATGACAGGTCCAACCGATAGTGTTGATATTATCAGCACCACTGTCGATAATAACGGAATAACATTCGAACAACCGCAAGCTTTAATTTCTCAAGACAATCAAGGACGAACTGTTCGACAAAACTTTACAGAACTAGCGTACACTATAGCAAAAATTTTTGATGGCGGAACAGGAACAGACGGCGTATATTTCCACGGTTTACGTCATTACTTTCCTAAATGTAAATTTGGTGTGTACAATTGGCCTGTTTGGGGTTATTATTTTCAAGACGGTTCCGGGAACGTGTTAGGAAATAACGTTTCTGTTGCGAACATTCAAAGTAAAATTGATTTTTATGCGGACGCGTGGATTAAAGGAATGAGTGGTGCTATTGATTCTTTTGATATGTGGATGCCTAGTTTTTATTCTAGTTTAAATTCTCCAGATATGAATAGAATTAGAGTTATACAAGGGGTTTCCGCATGCGTTAAGATTAATGAATTATTGAGTGCAGCAGGAAAACCTAAAAAATTAATTATTCCGTTTGTTAGTGTGTTCTACAACACCATAGCAACAAGCAACCCGTATTCACGGCAAACTTACGAAACAGAATATTATTATACTCCTCCTTGGACTATACAGACCGATGCTAATATAAATTACGAACAGTTACAACCTATTATGAATGGTGGAGGAAATGGAATTGCTATATGGCAAAATACCGCTACTAATAGATGGATCGTGGCAGGAAGAATAACTAACGGACAAAATGAAGACACAGCACCACAACCAGAGTGGCGAAAATGGATGTTTAATCACCCAGGCGGAACAACGGCTGGAATTAATCAGTGGTCGGATAAAACTATGTTAAGGCAAGCAATTTCAGCACAATATAATTACCTTAAAGGCGTGTGTTTGGGTGCAACAGGAAATCGTTGGTGGTGGGCAACAGCAAGCCAGAACACATTTGCAGGCCCTGTAGAACAGTATACGCCGTCAGAATGGTTACCGTTGGGACTGTCGTTGGCTCCTTACGGAAACAAAGTAGCGTATTACAACGGAACAGCAGACAGAGGAGCCACTTCATCGTTTGAAACTCAACAAATAATAGACTATGTATTAGAAGACGCAAAAGTTCGAATGATACAAACCGCTAAATCTCTTTGGTCTAAAAACAATACTTAATAATTTTTAATCGTATGGATAAATTTAAAAAATATTTTAATATAAATCCGCCTGTTGCAACCCCCAAGCAACAGAACGAAATACCAACACAACAAAGTTTTAATATTCCTGGTCCAAGAGGACCTGCCGGTCCTCGGGGACCAAAAGGAGAAGACGGTTGGGCAGGCCCTCAAGGCGAACGTGGTCCTATGGGCCCTCAAGGACCAAAAGGAGACTCTGGCGCAAAAGGCGAAAAAGGAGATAAAGGAGATACTGGCGAAACCGGTTGGCCCGGAGATAAAGGCGAACAAGGAGTTCAGGGCGAACCCGGCCCTATAGGACCTATAGGACCCGAGGGTCCACGGGGCGAACGCGGCCCTCAAGGACTTCAGGGTATTCCCGGAAAAGACGGAGAACACGGGCCACAGGGCGAACGCGGCCCTCAAGGACTTCAGGGTATTCCCGGAAAAGACGGAAAAGACGGAGAACACGGTCCACAGGGAGAACGCGGCCCTCAAGGCGAACGCGGTCCTCAAGGCGAACGCGGCCCTCAAGGCGAACGCGGCCTGCAAGGAATACCCGGCATACAAGGCCCAGAAGGTCCAGAAGGACCTAAGGGAGAGCCAGGAATTGTAGCAGCGAATTACCCGTTAATTTTACAAGATCAAATAATTTCATTTGATGGGTCTAAATTTAAAGAAGATCTAACTAAACTGATAAAAACTAAATTAGATGCACAAACGGTAGCTCAAAATTTCTCATGGTTAAATACTGGTTCTGTTGGTGGTGGTGCAGTGGGCATCTACAAAAATGGTGCTCGTGTGATCAAATCTGTAAACGATTTAAATTTTAAAGGATCTGGAGTAACTGTAACTCGTAAAGGCAAACAAGTAGATATTGAAATTTCTGGTGTGTGTGGCGGATCCGGTAGTCAAGGACCAGCAGGAACAACCGGTCTTTCCGGAGTACTGTACACGTATACTACATCTGGCGATACATCTGCCGGTAAATTTAGTCCTGTTTCTAATGTAATTTCTATATCCGGAACAGACGCTAATGGTTTAGATAAAAATAATTATTTTAAATATCTTTACGATTATCCTGATTCTGGTGTGGCTGATGTGAGTAGAGGATGGTTGTTTGTTACCAGCCAGATAACCAATAAAGGATCTCTTTACGGTATAGAAAGTATAAATCCCATCAGTCCCGGACCGGCCGGAATAACATACTACAATTTTTCGTATAATGTGGCAAAATCGTCGGTAATTACTTTTAACGACAATGAACCTGTAAGTATATTTTATGTCCCAAACGGAAGAATAGGAGCAGCAGGAAGTAAAGGAGATGCTGGAACAAACGTTAGTTCCACAAACGTACAGGCAGTTACAATTACCACAGACGAAGGCACGTTTAGAAATTTTAATCTCATATCTACTTTGAGTAGTGGTGCCACCCTTTCTGCAAACATGAACATTCTGGGTGTACGGACGTTCACACAATCCACCGAACCTGCTGGTACTATGTACAATGGCGATAGATGGATAAATATCAATACCGGTAAACTGTTTACTCGTATGGTAAATGGAATCACTGGAATTTGGGTAGAATTTTAAGAATATACACAGTATATGCCAATCGATTTTCCTACCAATCCTGCGTCTGGCCAAACGTATGCTTACAATAGTATAACGTGGTCTTGGAATGGAAGTGCTTGGGAAAAGATTGTATCCGGAGGATCTGGTACAGCAGGCCCAACAGGAGCTACTGGTGCTACAGGAGCTCAAGGAAATACTGGAGCCACCGGGCCCGTTGGCGATTACGTTATATCATTCAACGGATACACTGGTGCAGTCACAGGTTGGGCATCGTATAATGATGGAGCAGGATCGGGACTAGACACTGACCTTATACGTGGAATCTCGGGGCAACGTTTTGTAGAAAATCTACAGAGTGGTCTGCTATACGGAGGTCTGCTCACAGTAAATGCGGGTAATACTGCAACTTTTGATGTGACCGCTGGCCGTGGTATTATTGTTACGCCCGGTGGTTCCACTAGTGGTTATCCTAATGCAGTGATCAGCTACATTAACTGGGCGGCTCAAACCGGGATAACCGTTGCTAATCTTGCAGCATACGAAAACACGTGGGTCAAGATAAATTCGTCAGGAAATATAGTTCAATCAACCACCAAATGGACAGACAGCGAATACGACAACTCTATTCCGTTGGGGGTATTGATCCATCCCAACAACACCTCTATAAATTTTGCTGTAGCTGTACCACACGTTGCATACGGTCAACCGTCACAGCTAGATCCGTTTGTTCGGGCGTTTGGTCCTATAAAGATTTCAGGACACGAAATCAGTGCTAACGGAGCCAATCTCCAAGTAAATAAAAGCACTGGTGCAGCGTACATGATTGGTCGAAACTACACCACCAATCCAGACAGTCCAAATGTGGTGGAAGACACCAACGCAACTCCCATATCAACCGTATACCGTTATTACCGTGACGGAACCGGTAAATTTGCAATCGTCACTAACTCATCTATAGATCCTACCAAATGGGATGACGGAACTGGAACACTAAATTCTGTAGCCGGTGGTCTGTACACCATACAACGTTTGTTCTTCTTGCCCGGTGTTCCTAACGTGATTGCTGCATACTACGGACGACAAACGTACAACTCTATTGAAGCTGCACAAGCAAACATTCCGTTTGAAGTGTTTAGCGAAGACGATTCCACTGCTAATTTGGGAGTGTTTGGTGGATACCTTATTGTTAAGAGTGGAACCACACAATTAAACAACACAAACGACGCTAAATTTATTAACAGTGGTATATTTAGAAATCTGTCTAATATTGGTGGTGGTGGTGTGGCAGCAACCAGTATAGACGATCTAACAGACGTAACAATTACATCGGCCACAAACGGTCAAGTATTAAAGTATAATGGTAGTGCTTGGGTAAACGGTACTGCTGTAACTTCATTTAATGGACTAGTTGGAGCTGTACAAGGAGTATCCGCTGCTGTGGCAGGTACAGGAATTTCCGTGAGTGGAGCCACAGGATCTGTAACTATTACAAATACCGGAGTTCGATCGTTTAACGGATTAACAGGAGCAGTATC